GAACCAGCAGGAGCAAATCGGACAAACGCGCCGTTTTGAATTGAACTAATAGTTGTTATTGCATCAACGCCAGCGCCACCTCCCCTTACTTCTAAATTAGTGGCAGGAATCGTAGTGCCAATCCCTAGTCGGCCTGTCGCGGTTAGACGGGCTTTTTCAGTGGTTACATAAGCACTTCCATTCCACGTTTGCGTGGCAAAAGTAAGGTCCGAATCAGCGGGTTGCGGACCTGAACCGGCCACCCCAATCTCAGCGGTATAGTTGTTGTTTGTGTTTGGGCCAACACTTCGAAGGCGAATTTTGTAGTCGGTGCTTGTGGTTGCCACATAGTGCGAACCGACGCTGAGACTTCCGGCGTAAACATCTAACTTTTCGCCAGGCGAACTAGTCCCTATGCCTACGTTGCCGCTGGAGTCGATGCGCAGGCGTTCGGTACCATCCTTGTTAATAGCAAAATCACCGCCAGATGTTGCATTCAGGAAATAAGAAGCAATCGACGGATAAGTAATCTTGACTTGATTTCCAGCATTGCTTTCAATTGTTAACGGCGAGCCAGGGCTTGTAGTGCCCACCCCTACCGCTCCTGCCGAAGTAATCCTAAAAAGCTCGGCGCTGTTATTTCTTACGACAAGACTATCGGTAAGTGCGCCTCTGCCAAAATACATGTTAGTGGAATACCCACCCTGAAAAGTTATGCCGTTCAGTAGTGAAGCGTCTCCACCATTGCCAGCAAAGAAGCCAACATTGTCGGCAACCGTTGTTGATGTTGATAGGGACTGAACAGTGCCAACGACGTGGAGCCTCTGACTAGGCGAAGATGTCCCCACGCCTACGAGGCCAGCGGACGTGATACGCAGGCGTTCGGTGCTGCCGTTTCCGCCGTCCACTCCGATTGTGTAGGCACCACCCGCAACGACTCCAGTTTGAGCAGCGCCTACACCTTGATAAGTTATCTGCGTAATAGGAGCAGAAGCGGATGACAAATGAAGTAGCTGAAGAGGTGTGTCAATTCCAATGGCTACTCGATTGTTGACAGCATCAACATAAAATGTGTTGCTGTCCACGTTGACGTTCCCACTTGCATCAACGAAGAGGCGGCCAGTCCCATTAGTTGCTACCGCTACTTGGTCTGCGCCGGGGGAGTAAATGCCGGTGTTGGTGTCGCCAGTAAAAGTAAGCGTTGGTGCGCCAGCGGTTCCAAGCGCGTGACTGACGACGCCCGTGGTTTGAACTGTCTGGCTGCCGAAATCAGGACTAATCTTGGTGCCAGCAATCGCGGCGCTTGAATTAATATCTGCGTTGACGATGGTATCATTTCTAATCATCGTGCTGGTCACTGTTTCACTATCACCAGTAGTGACAATGGTGCCATTCACATCAGGCAGTGTGATCGTCTTGTCGGACGCAACTGACGCCGGGCCCTGCAGGGCGATGTAATTGGTACCGTTCGCAGTGGTCTCGCGGAAGCGCACCTGCTGCTGGTTGTCCATAACCAGCGCACCAGTCATCACGTCGCCGTTCACATCGACGAACGTGCCGCTCTCGCTGCGCCACGCTGATCCATCCCAGATCTTGAGCACGTAGGTGCCCCCGGTGGTATCGAGCCATTGCTCACCCACGCTGTTGCCCGTTGCACCGCCGCTGGCAGGCGAGACATTGGGTGCCGTAGTGCCAACATGCACCGGGCCTACTTTCACCAGGCCGCCAGTGCTGTCTTTGAAGAACAGACCGGGGCTTGCACTATTTGTATTGATTGCGGGGCGACCGTCAACAAGTCCTGCGGGAAGGGGGCGCTTGTTTGCGGTGCTGCTGCGGAGAAGTTGCAGGGGATTAACGCTGGACATTCCTTAACGCCCCTCAGGGGCCGGAAGTTACCTCTGCAGACTAGCGATTATGCGCTGAAGCCTAAAATGTACCATCATCTAAATCGCTTGTTAGTGCTAAAGTGCCTGACGCATTAGGCAAAGATACTGTGTTATCAGCAGTTGGATCAACAGCGGAAAGCGTTGTTTCGTAAGCGTCCTCGGTGCTTCCTTCAAAAACAAGAGCGGCGGTTGATGACAGGGCAATGTTGCCTGTCATTGTTCCGCCACTTGTCACAAGTGCGTCATAAGTAGCCCACTGAAGTCCAGTCGCAGTGCCGCTATTAGCTTTAAGGATAAATCCGTTAGTACCTACCGCAAGCTTTGAAAGTACATTGGTGCCAGAGCCAGCAATTAAGTCACCTTTGGCATAACTTGTAAGTCCTGTGCCGCCTACGGTTGTTGCAAGCGTCCCACTTGTGATATTCGTGGCAATACGGCACTCGCTACTTACTTCTTCAATCGCCGCCTGAACGTTTGTGCTAGAAATCTGACCGGCGGGCGTAAATGAAACTTGTGTAGCGACCTGAGCGATATAGGCGTCAGACGATTCAATACGAACCCATGCAGTACCCGTGGAAAGAATTAGGTCGGGCGGCAGTAATGCAACTGTCGGCGCGGGACTTGTACCTGTGCCCGCGTTGCTGACAATGACAAAGTAATTCTGGTTTGTAGCGCTAGCCGCAGGCAATGGATTGCCAACGCTGAGGCCAAGTGAAGCACCATCCGCAGTGACGGACGCAATTTGATTGGTATTGGCGTCGTAGGTACCTGCAAAGATGACAGTACCCGCAGTAATGCCAACAGGCTGCCAAACGTTGCCGTCCCACATGTAGACGGTACGTTCCAGCGGATTCAGGAAGAACTGACCAATAAACTCAGCAGACGGAATCGTGGAGCCAATTTGCGCCGTAGAGTAATCAGCAAGCTTGGCGGCAGTAACGCTGTCATTCGCCAGTGCGGATGAGCCAAATGTGCCCGTGGCAATTTTGCTGGCATCCAGGCTCGGGATGTCGGCGGCGAGCAGTGATGCACCAGCGGTGACATGACCCTGAGCGTCAAATGTAATCTTTGTCGCCGTGCCAGCAGTAACACTATTGCTATGGTTCAGCGTCCCCGTACTGACTGACAAACCAGTGCCGGGAACAACAGCGCCCTTGGCTACGCTTGTTGCATCAGGCAGATCGGCAGGAACAAGAGCGCGGAAGGTCGGTGATGCTGCATCTCCTGCAGCCGGACCAGCGAATACGCGATTCGCCGTTTGAGTGTCGAGCGTTGTTGTAATTTCAGCGGTATAAGGGTCTGGATAGGCGACAGAGAAAGTAAGCGGTGAAGAATCAATAAATGTCAGCGAACCAAGCGAAGCCTGACGCAGCCATGCAGTGCCATCCCAGGTGTATTCAATCGCCGTGGCCGTATTGATCCATTGCTGGCCAATAAAAGCACCAGAGCCAGAGGGGCTTGCGTCAGCAACAATCGCAGCGGAGTTGTCTGCCAGTTTTGCTGCAGTTACTCCATCATTGATTATCTTTGCTGTAGTGACTGAATCAGTAGCGAGCTTTGCGTTGGTGACAACGCCATCGCTAATCGTTGCAGCAAATGAACCAGTACCCGAGCCTGTTACATCACCGGTGAGCGTGATCGTCTGATCACCTGTATTAGTACCAGAGCTAGTGCCGCTAAACGTGCCGCTGAAGGTTCCATTTTGGGTTGCCAGCGTGCCCAGGCCCAGGGTGTTGCGCTGAGCAGCAGCATCAGCATCGTCGATCAACGCACGGCCCGCCGCAGTCAGCGTGATCTCTTCGACTGCCCCGGCGCCGGCAGACGAACGACCCAGCACTCGATCAGTGCTGCTGACGTTCTGCAGCTTGTCGTAAGTGACCGCACTCGAGGCGAGCTTGGCTGTGGTAACAGCGCCTGCCCCGAGAGCGGTTGCATCAACAGCTCCGGAGGCTAGCTTTGCTGTCGTTACAGCGCCAGTGGCAAGCTTTGCAGCAGTGACGGCTGCATCAACCAATTCGGCGGTGTTAACCGCGCCATCGCCGATCTGCCCAACCGTAATCGAGTTGGCTGCAATCTTGGCGCCAGGAATTGAACCGTCAGCAAGATTGAGCTTGCCAGCAGCGATGGTTGCATCAGCAATTTTGGCGTTAGTGACTGCTCCATCGCCAAGCTTGGCTGTAGTGACAGCATCATCTGCGAGCTTCGCGCTCGTGACAGCAAGATTGAGAATGGCACCAGAATCAACAGCGTTATCCGCAAGCTCGGAGGCGCCAATAGCATTAGGTGCGACTTGAGATGCGGTGATTGAATCAGTCGCAATCTTTGCTGAAGTTACTGAGCCATCAGCGATTTTGGTAGTAGTAACGGCGGAGTCAGCAAGCTCGCTTGCTTGAACTGCACCCGCCGCGATTTGTACGCTCGTGACCGAATCGTTGACGAGTTTGGCGCCAGGTACTGAGCCATCTGCTAGGTTCAGCTTGCCTGCGCTGATTGAGGCATTGGCGATCTTGGTATCAGTAACCGAAAGATCGCCAAGTTTTGCTGTTGTTACAGCATCATTAGCAAGCTTGGCCTCAGTAACAGCGAGTGCTTGAATTGCTGCTGTATCAACGGCGTTGTCAGCGAGCTCGGAGGCACCTACCGCTCCAGATGCAATTTGCGCTGCAGTGATTGCGTCAGTGGCGATCTTGGATGAAGAAACTGCACCGTCGGATAATTTTGCTGCTGTAACTGCAGCATCAGCTAGCTCGCTTGTTGCAACTGAGGCTGCTCCGAGCTGCGCCGTAGTAATGGAATCGGCGGCAATTTTTGCTCCTGGTACGGAGCCATCACTAAGGTTTAGCTTGCTGTAGGTAATTGTAGATGCTGCAATCTTATCATTTGTGACTGCTAGATCACCAAGTTTGGTTGTTGTTACCGCACCACCGGCGAGCTTCGCCTCACTAACAGCGAGTGCTTGAATTGCTGCTGTATCAACTGCGTTATCGGCGAGCTCGGAAGCCCCCACCGCACTCGGTGCGATTTGGGTGGCTGTGACACTATCGGTTGCGAGTTTTGCGGTAGTAACTGCACCATCAGCTATTTTGGCCGTGCTGATACTGCCGTCTGCATAGGCTGCAGTACCGAGCGCAGTAACTTTGGCGGTAGTGACTGCACCATCGGCCAGCTTGCCCGTGGTGACTTGTAGATCGCCGATACCAGCTAAAACTTGCTGATAGGCGCTACCATTGAAAATCTGAAGATTGCTAGTGCTGGTATTGAAATAACCGCGCCCTTCAAAGTTATTGGTTGTCGGAGTAGTAGTCTGAACAGCAATAGAGCTATCGGCAGCAAGCTTTGTCGCGGTTATCGCGCCATCAGCAAGCGCAGCAGAGCCCAGTTTTGTAACACTGGTTTGATCAAGCTTGGCGAGGTCAATCTCACCATTGTCAACTAGGTCAATACCTGCGGCTACTAGATCCTTTGCGGTGACTTTCTTGGTTTCGCTGGCGGATATATCAGCAATAGGCAGTACGTCCGTAGCTGCAATGCCCGCTTTAGACAGTGCGTTTAATTGCGTAATGCGCTGATCAGCCACCGTGCAACTCCATCACAGGATATGAGCCAGTCTAGTCATCGACTTCTTGGAGCAAGAAGTCAACGGATTGCTGCAAGCGAATCCGATCGTCGTCTTCCTTGAGGATATACCCGGCGGGCTCGCCGATCAGCAGGCGTACCTCTCCCGTAGTAACAAAATCGATGCTGCACTCGATAAGGCTATCAGCATTAAGAGTAATACCAGCGCGTGTAACTAGCGCGGTCATTTCGTAATAAATTGAGTCTACTGAAGCATCTAAACTACTATCAGTAACATAAAGTGCTAAGTCAAATTCACTACCTATATCGACCCGTTGGATAAGTTGAAGCATTAGAAGTGGTGTTTCTTTGATGCCCGTGCTTTCGTAATCGAACAAGCAATCAATGCTGCCGCCGCCACTTATGAGGCCAGCGTTGTACTGTTTCTTAAACTTATCGCTGAGCGTAGTTACTTCGAGTGTTTCTCGATCTGAATTAAATGTGTACCCCGTAACATTTCCGAGTACATTGGCACGTAAGTCACGCACCGTGTACTCAATATCTAGTGGCTCTCCAGTGAATGCGTACAGTGCTATTTCGTTAGCACGTACATTGTTAACCGCGTCCTCAAATGAGTTGAAGAAACGCAGGCCACCTGCTCCGTTTACATTGACGTACGCGCTAATACCGGTTTCGACCGTTGCAGAATCCCAGGCAGAAGCAGGAAAACAAACAAGACCACGCGGATCTTGCGTTGAAATTTCAAGTCTGTCGCCAGTGAGCAGATTATCTAAGGCCGTAGAGAAGCCAAGGCGGTTCAAATAAGTATTGACGTCATCAGGGCCGATGCGATCAGCTAGCTGACCATAGTCTTGCTTGGCGCCACGGCGCAAACGGATGTTACCCTTATAGCCAAGAAAGACTGCCATCGTTAGGAAATGACTTCGATAAAGTCTCCATCCATTGTGAACTGGATGGGCACTACGCTCAACTCTCCAGTGCTAACGCTGACCTGAGCGCTTGTAATGTAGGCGTTGAATCGAATGTCATCAGCAGCGCCGCCGCCCACATTCAAGTCAAGCAGCACGCGATCGGTCTCGGCAACAGCGCCGGTGCGCATCACCTTAGTCAGCAGGTCGGTGAATTGAGTAAGTGTTGCGCTCTCACCGCTCTCGAGGCGGTAGTACATCAGGGTTGCGCTGCCGGTAGCGCCTTTGACGCCAGGCGTAAATGTATTGACAGCGCTATCAATCGCATTGGTGTTCAGCAGTTCGACGGTCGTATCAAGTGACCAGTCGCGAATTTTGGCGACTGGCTTGCCGTTGAAAACCAGAGAACCGCTACGCCCGGTGTAAAAGCCCATGACAGAAAGACCCGCTACGCTCAGGTTAGCGGGTTGAACAGACCGTCGCTGAAGTCAGCTATCAGGCTTTGACCGCTTGAGTCGCAAGGGTGTTCAGTCGCGCGAATGCTAATTTCGCCCTCTTCATCCATTTGAACTTCAATTACACGAAATACACGCTTTTCCCTGACTGCTGTACCGAGTACAAATAGCCATCCAGCATAAACGGCAAGGCTGCTGGCTGTGTTATTTGTTACGGACGCAGTAGTACTTATTACAGCTTGACCGCTCTTGTAAAGCAGCACATTGTAAGTACCATTTGGGACGGTTGAAGCAAGCGGGACGTTTAGCGCGCCACCCGTTTCTACCTGTCCGCTGTAAATGCTCTGCCAGCTTTGCTGGCCGTTATCGACGTAAATGTAGGCGCCAGGATATAAGGGACTGTCTGTAGGGAAAGTCTGAAATTCAATGTTCCTTCGTATATGACGCCTTTGCTGGCACAGTAATTTGCCATACATAATGGCTTGACTGCGATTGGTTACGTATTGTGATAGATCAAATGTTTGGCGAATGGCGGTAGTCTCTGTGACGCCCTTTAGTGAGATGTCAATGCTTGCATTACGTGGAAACACGCCATCGCGCTCTGTGTTTCGATAGATGACCGTAGCGATTAGATCTTGCACACTGCTACCGTAATCAATAAATTCTTCTCTGTATGAACCCTCTAATATGTTGCCTGCCGTAAACATCGCAGTAATCGGTACTGTTCTCTTGATTAACCCAGCATTGTCACAGGGCACTGCGGGAATCAGTGTCTCCTTGCCGCCAATGCGCCCAAGCTCGAGCAGGCTGTAAGGCGCCACCTCTGCCCAGAACTGCCGCCACGATGCAGGTTCAGCAATTACGCCATCAAAGAACAAATAATTCCGCTGGCAGAAACGCTTTGCTTTTGCTAGCGCCACAAGATCAATGCCAGCGATGTTGGCATATTGACCAATACCATCAACTCGATCAATGATTGTGTCTAAGAACACCTCTGGTAAATAGCTCGTTGGAGCGTTGGGCGTGGCACTGTAAGTACCATCATTATTAAGCGAGCGCACCAGCTTGCCCTTGTTGACGAATACGGACATTGAACGCAAATCTTGCACGCCTTGGCCGCTGTAGATATTAAAGCCAAGCATAGAAAGATCTTTGTATAGCGATGGATAATTGGTAAATGCTTCCACACTCTGTTCCGTAACAGCTTTAATTTCCAGCTCGGGGCCGTTGTCAAAACTGAAACTCAGTTGCGTATCAGAACGCATGGAAAACAAGCCCCATTCATCCAGCTCAGATGGGTTGCGGTTAAGGGGGGCAAGGTAGCCATTCCTACTTCTAAGCCTGCCACGAAAAGTAAACATACCGCCCGCCGGTCCATTTACTGATCTGGTGTTGCCTGAATTTTCTATGTAAGCAAAATCCACAAGGCCGTGATAGCGCATTTCGGCAGCAGTTTCAGCAATGGGTTCAAACTTGAATTGCCAATTACCTATGTTGTCTTCTGCAATAAATTTCAGCGAAATATAGGAATCGTTGTCACTGCCTCGGCGGATGACAAAGATTCTGGGGACACGGGTCCATGGAGCTGGTGACGTTTGATTTGTGCGGCGATACAGCACCCAGAAGAACATAGAACGGAGCTTTATACCATTGTCGCTGTCCTTGTAATTATCCATGGACACTTCGCCATATTGCTTTTGTCGACCTTGTACGCGCTTAAATACACGCGCCTTAAGTGCAAAGTCAACAACGCGGCATTGAGTAATCGTTTCGTAAGCGGCTTCCTCAATCTTGACCAGACATTTCGTATTGAAAAAGTCGTTTTCTAATTCGGGATTCTTTAGAACGCTTTCATAATACGTGCGCTCCTCTATCTTTGTGTTGATCTGATTCTGCCAGTTGCTATTTCTTGCTTCTGTTTCTGCTACGTTGATATTATTTGCATCGCCGTACAAACGAGAAATTTCTTCTTGAAGACTTGCCTGTTGCCGCAGAAGAGATTTGCGATCACTGCGCAGATTTCCGCCTGTTGGCGTAGTGAAACCATACTGCCTAACTGCTTCGTCTAGTTTCGCTTGAAGATTCTTTAGGCGACTGTTAATGCTATTGATCTCACTGCGCCATTGCCTTATCTTGTCTCTGTTTCGATTGTTGCTATTTTTATCTAATTCGTCATCAATGAAACCCTGCAAGTCCTTGCGACGCGCACGAGCGTTTTCTACTTTCTGCGCAAAGCTAATAACAACAGGATCAAATGAGCTACCGTCGTCATTGGCGATTTGTTCAATCTCGGCAACAGTCCATCTTTTGTCGCGCAGATCTTCAATCTGGTTGATAAGTCCGTTGATCTGGGTAAGTCGAGTACTAGCAGAGTCTTGGATTCCCGGCTTGAGAATCGGAAGACTTGTCGTAAGCAGTCGCGTAAGCTCGGCGATCTCGGCGTTTAACCGAAGAATTTCGTTCTGCGCTTCTTCTTCGTTTTGTTTGAAATTAACAGTGTTGTAGTCTTCCTCAGGGCAGATACCTGACTGAACACACTCAAACGTGATATTGATTGCATCATTGTCTAGCTCTAAATCATTGACAGGGCCAACAACGCGTAAATGCACGCTACCGAGCTTATAAGTACTGGCAACATCAATATTGCTGAGCAGTGTACGGCGCAACTCAGATGCGGCTTGGCGTACATCACTGGCTCCATTGCTCACCAACGCCTTGAAGCGCATCGTAAAACGATGTCCGACTGGCACCACGGTGCGAGAGTTGTTAAGCCTGTTTTCTGGCCAATAGTCAAAAACTCTGCCGAGGTTATCTGAACCGATACGATTGCTTAGTTCTATACCGAGTTCAGCATTGGTAGCTTTGCCTTTATCGTCTCTATCGTAATAGCGCACATTGATTGGTATAGGAGCAAAGACTCCACACTTAGTGAGCGTTGACGGAGAAAAAGCTTGACTAAAACCGTCTTCGCGCTGTGCTCCAGCAAGATTGGCGCGATATACGAATGCAGTGCTTGGTTCGGTCGTCTGCGTAGGGTCTACGCCTACGTTGGCGCGAGGGCGTAGGTTATTGAACCGTATGTTCCCATTCTGACTTAAATAAAGCCAGCTTCGTTGTGCGCTGAACTGCCTAAGTGGAATTTGGCCAAACGCAATACGCTCAACGTCAATATCTTCAGGTCTGATACTTGATGCGCCAATCACCGCCAGCATTTGCATGAATTGGCTAGAGCCAAAGCTTTGAACGGCAGACCAAACAAGAGAAGTCGCTACTCGAACACCACCGGTTTGATTTTGATCAGTATTGCAATATACAAGATTGACGGGATCGCCATACTTGGCAAGCTCTTGTGCCGAATTAAAACCAAAGCGTGGAGCAAATGATTGATCGCGTCTACGGCGTTGATTCTGCTGTGAAGGAAGCTCAGGCTTGGGGGCTAGAAGCGCAGCGCCAACTTGAAACAGAACGCCAATGATCGTCATTACGATGGCGACCGTTTCCCAGTTCTGCGGAGTTGCAAGCTTGTCGGCAGGAAGGCGCGTGTGATCAAACTGCGCTTGAGCGAATTCAAGATACTCAGCTTCGCTGATGCCCAGCTCCCTGATGAGCTGATGTTCGTAAGGCAGCAGACGACGCTTCATTTGTGCAACCGAAAATAGTGACCAGTACCTTCAGGAATCGGAGCGAGAACTACGCCCGACTTTTCGGTGATGAACAACACGTTGCCATCATCCAATACTGTACCCATGGCACCTCCACTTGAGCCAGGCAGCAGCACAACCGCGTGAAGCTCAGGACCATCCAACCTCGTGCCATTTTCAAGCAGCCACTTGGCCATGACTCGGCGAGGAAAAGTTTCGTCGGTATAGCGTTGAAAGTACCAAGCGAAGTCAGGAGTGTGATCGTAGTAACCCAAGCGACGCCTAACTTCAGCAAAAAGCAAGCAGCAGTCAACCGTTCCAGAACCATCACCAGGCCGAGCGCCCCATGCACGCTTCAGCCCGATCAGGTCATTCATCGCAAGTACAGTTCGCTATTGAGGGGCAATGGGCCAACAAGATCTTTGGTCAGTGTGCGAGCTGGAAACGCACTACCGACGCTATCAATAGCCGATCTGAAACGCAACTCGATAGTTGTTTCACTGTAACTGGCTCCGATGCCTAAATAGTAGTCCGACATAGGAGTAATGATTTGATCGGATGAGTTAAGCCAAGCTGTTGTAAATGTGAGCTGACTAAGCCTGTTGCCGTTTGCTTGCTCAACTAACCGCAGTGCTACTTCAATGTTAGGGAACAAAATTCGCAAAGTTTCGTTATCGCCATTCAGCGAAGCAAGTGAGCCTTCTGCGCGGAAGGGCGCAAAGTCATACGATTCACTTAAATAAGAACTTGATTGTCCAATGAAGTAATTTTGATAGCGAAGCGTTTGCACGCCAGCAACAAGCTTGAAATACTGAGCTATGCGTATTTCAGACATCAGTAATCGAGCTCACCGAGAAGCGTGATTGTAATACTGCTTAAGCCATTGAACACGGACTTGATGTCGGGCGGGCCCGAGTACTCCCACTTGATCTGAGTAGGGGCCTGTAGCCTTGTTCGCAGGCTTGCGTCCATACCAGCAAACAGTTCGGCGGGCAGCGTAAAGCGATCAAAACCTCCTCGAGTACTATTGTAGTGATCAATTAGTGCAATTGTGACACTATCTTTTACGTTGTTAAAGCTGAGCTGCAACTCGTGTCCGTAGGCGCGATTACCGAAAGCTCTTTTTACGATGGCGCCAGATAATGCCCTGTAGCTTTTTGTTGGGTACTGCCCAGGGCGAAAACTACGCTCCGAAGGCTTAATGCTAGGAAATTGTGCAGCCATCAGCGGAGTCCAACGCGGCCACGAGTGCCTGGGCTTTGCTGCAGTTTATCGAGTGTCATTGACATACCTCGTTTTGCGCCATCGCGTGCAGCATCACGACGAGTAGCGGCCATGGCGGCCTCGAGCTGATCGCGGCTCACGTACTCGACGCCACCAATGCTGGTGGTCTCAAAGCTCATGTTGAGGGTTGGAGCTCCACCCATGCTTCCGCCCCCGGAAGCCATTGCCTCACGAAGACCATTTGCGTCCACTCCAAGGCGGCCACTGGCAGAGCGGCGGAGAGGCATGATTGCCTCAGGACCAGCCTCACCCATCAGTCCGGTGCGTTGAACGCCACCATCGGCGAATTTGAAGAGAGTTGGCGAGGCTACAACAGCATTAGTGAACGCACCTCCATTAGCAAACGCAGTCACATTATTCGCAAAATAAGCGCCGTTCTCTGCCAGACCACTCAGCATGTCCGAAACATTCCCAGCTCCAGTAGTAATTCCAGTTGTTGTCGCCTTGCCCATTGAGCCAGGCAGGGCAGGCTTGCTAGCGCCTCCTGCACCACCAAGCAGTCCTGCAAACATTTTTGCAATGCCAATAGCAACATACATGCCAATCATTCGCGTGCCTTCTTTAACTAAGATATTGCCTACATCTTTCAGAAAGCCTGCAAATATCTCTTTTGCTGTTGTGGTTCCCTCAACTAGACCACTAATACCGTTGGCCAAAGAATTTCCGATAGCATCTCCTATACTTTGTGACACATTAATAGCGACTGTTTCTAAATCTTTAAGCTGTGTTTCCATTGAGGCAATAAAGCCTTTGATTTTTTGCCCGGGCTCGGTTTGAGCCGCAGCCCGCGCGTCTTCGGCAGCAGCCGCTTCTGCGCCAGCACTGCTAACACCACCGATCTGCTTGCGGAGTCGCTCGATCTCGGCAAGCGCCGCAGCTAGTTGCTTTTCTAGTTCTTCTTTTTCTTTACCTGTAGCACCGTTAATTTTTTGGTTAAGTTGATCACGCAGCTGAATCTCAGTAGTTAACTGGGTGTTAAGTTCTGCTGTGAGGCGATTAACTTCGCGTCTAATGTTTAGCTTAGCTAGTTCAGCGGCTATGAGTTCGGGAGCGACACCTTCATATGTTAGACGATTGCGCAGCTTTAGTGCTTCTATTTCATTGTAAGTGTCGCGCGCTTGTGTGCGTAGTTGCGTTATTACATTTGTGGCTTGTTCAGCCGCGAGTATGCGCTGCTTTAGTATAGCCTCTTGAGCTATATTCTGTAGGTACACACCATACTGCTTATTTACACTATCGATTGCTTTTGCTCTTTCAGCTTCGCTTAGCTTCGTTTGGTCAGCGATTCCTTTAAGGATCTGTTGACGTTCTCGGTTGGCTGTTGCAAGCTGCGTCAGTCGGCTAACCTCATTAGCGGTTCGCTCTGGGTTGAAAGCATCCGCTGTGCTGCTTGCAATCGCGTCATATGTGTAGCGCAACTCGATTAGGCGATCCTGATATTGCTCCAGGGCGACCTGGGGGAACGCCGCTTTGGCGATCTGATCGAAGGCTTCAGCGGTGTTCGCTTCGGTGAGCGCGGCCTGCAAAGAGCGGAGGCGCTCCATGGCGCCGGCCAGGCTGCGAACGGCCTCGGCATAGCGCTGGGCTGCGGCAGCTGCTTCTGGCATCGCAGCGCCGGCAGCCGGAGCAGCGGTGGCTGCGGGTGCTGCAGCGCGGCCACCGCCCGGGCTGGCGACTGATGTGCCAAGACCATGCAGGAATAAGTTGCCGGTTTGCAATGAGGTGGCTTGCCAGCCGCCGTCGCCGCCCCAGGAGGGGGTGCCGACAGGCGTGGGTACCAGGGTGCCGGCAGGGACTGCGATGTCGATGGCGCCACCGCCGGAGCGCTTGGCGTGCACAGCCTGTTCTTTAGCCAGCGCCTTGCGGAGCTCGGCCTCGTTGAACATGTTTTTGACGTCGATATTGGCGTTGCTGAGCTGGATGTACTCGAGGCCTTGACCTTGCCAGGCCTTGATGATGGCCGTGGCCTCGTCGATGACGGCCTGCTTGTTGCCTGTTGGGCTGCGGATGTCGAGGTGAGGGCCGGTGCTGCGGCCTGTGCTGCCCACTTGGAAGCCGGCAGCGACGCCGGGAGCTGCAGCAGTGGTGCCGCCAGCAGCACGCTGCCGCGCGTCCGCCGAGTCGCGTTCGTAGTCGGCGGATTTCTTGCGGAGCTCGGCGATCTTCTTTTCGGTCTCGTAGCGGTAGTCGCTGATGGCCTTTTCAAGGTTTGTGACCTCGATGGCGATGGTCTTCTTGGCAGCTTCGATCTCGAGCTCGCCGCGCTCGCGGGTGGCGATGTAATTGTTGAGCGCCTCGAGAGCGGCGCGGGAGGCACCTTCCTCGCCCTCGATGAGTTTGGCGTTGGCCTTCTCGATCTGCTTGATGCGGAGCTCGCCGGCAGCGCGGAAGATTTCTACTTCCTTTTGGGCTAAGGCTTGGCGTTGCTGGAATAGGTCGCTCTCGAGCTGACGACGTAGCTCGAAGATTTCTTTCTCGAGATTGACGCGGTTAGTGGCTTGGAGCTTGATGTCCTCGGCGGCACGTTCACGATCGCGCTGCGCATCGACGCCGCGGAGCTGGGCTTTGATTTTGGCCTCTTCGGATTGCAGCCCTTTAAGGACTTGGCGTGAGCGCTCTTCAAAGCGCCCGGCCTCGGAGCCGGACAGTGCATTCCAGAATTCGCCCCAGCTTTGGATGCCGGGCTTGAGTTCGTAGCGTATTTGATTGATCTTTTTGCGTACTTCTTCTAGTTGATCGATGTTGCGGCTGTAATTGGCGTCAACGATTGCGCGTTCAAAGTCGCGTGCAGCTTTAGTTGCGCTGTCAGCTGTATCGCCTACATCTTTGTACGTGGTCTGCAAGCGGCGCAGTGCTTCGACGGCCCGGGCATTGGAGCGCTGATCTTCCTGAGCACGCTGGTAGCGACCGAGGGCGTCAACGATGACAGCGATGCCGATTTGAATGGCGGCGACCCAGCCAAGGGAGGCGAGGATCGACGCGCCGGCGGCTTTGGCGCCCGCGCCGAGACCGCGGAAGCCAGCGGCGAGTCCGTTGAGTTTCGCGCCTGAAGCTATGGCCTCTTTGCCAACAGTGAACAGCTCAATACCTAGCGCTTTCAGTGCGGCTGCTACCGCAGGAATAGCGGCGGCTGGACCTACAAGAGCGGTAGCTAAGCCAGCGAGTACAACAATTAGCTTACCAAGTGCTACTACGACTGTGGCTATAACAGCTACAAGTCCGCCTAAGGCTGTGCCTAAACCACCTACAGCGGGTATTACACTACCAAGTATAAAACGACCAAATAGTACTAACTGTGTGGCGGCGTCGAGGCCGACGCGCTTGAGGAGGCCAAGGACGGCGGCGACCTCGGAGAAATACTGGACGGCCGGGGTGTTTAGGAAGCGGGCGTAGAAGTTGAAGAGTGTGGCCACGCTCGGGGCGAGGGCGCCTACCACGCTGGCGATGTTGGCGAGGGCGGATGCGAGAGCCTCGAATGTGCCGACTTTGATGTTGACGAAGGCCTCGGCGATGTTCTTGAAGGCATCGACGAGGATCAGCGCAGTGGGCTTCAGTGCTTCGATGGCCTGCGACAGAGCACCGACGGTGCGCTGTGCGACTTGCTCGAGCTCGGCAAAGCCACGTTGGGCGACGGAAGCGGCGGCACTGGCTGCGGCGCTGGGGTCGCCGGCGCCGAGACCGGTGCGGCCGGCGGTGAGACCGGTGATGAGCTGCCCTGCACGGCCGATAGCAGCGCCTGCACCGGAAGCGATGTCGAAAAGCTGTGTCCGAATGCGGAATAGGGACTCGAAGACCGCGGTGAGGCCCGCGAGCAGTGGATCCAGCAAGCCACGGCCGAAGTTTTGGCCGATGAGCTCACCGAGGTCGGCGATGTTGGAGACGACGCCGGAGAAGCCCTCGGCGGCGATTTTTTGGCCGGCGACGGCTGCGGCGAGGCGGTCCTCGAGGAATTTGACGACGCCGCCGACCTCGCTCTTGGCCTTGGCGATGTCTTGGCTACGAATACCAAGGGAAGTGGCCAGTCTCGAGTCATCGGTGATCTGTCCTCGGAGAATCGAGCCAATTTCTTGGTTGGCCTGATATAGGGGTAGGCCAAAAGTGCCTAGCGCGGCGGAAAAGCTTATGGCTAGATCTTCTGCATCCTTAAGCCCTCCTCCTATTTGACCAACTTGAGAAGCGACGATGCCAAAGACTTCGATGACGTCGTTGGAGGTGACACCAGCGAGGGCGATGGACCGCTCTCGGATGGAATCGATGTTCTTGTTGACCGCGCCAGTCAGCGAAACGATCTTCTGGTAGGGATCGGTGATCTCACGACCGTTGGCGAAGACTCGGTTAGTAGAGGCGAGAGTTGTTTGAGTTTTTAGAATAGTCTCGCGTAGCTTAATCTCGCGTCCGATCGTGTTGTTGAAGAAGCCGTTCCACGCGGCTTGAAGTACTCCGACTGCTTCTTTAATCGCGAACGTGGCAAGGCCTACTTTCGCTAAGGCATTGATGAGCTGCCCACCCTTACCTGCCGCAAACTCTAGGCTGTTAGCTAGTATGCTGCCCGCTTTTGCGTTCTCTTTTAGTCCGATACCTGCTTTAGCTGCCGACGCGGTGCTTTTAGCTAGTTTTTCATATTGTTCAATTTTATCGCTTAGACCTGGGACTTTTTTACTAAAACTGTAGAACGTTTTAATGTTATTGGTAGCTGATTTTATATCACCTGTAAGGCTGCTAAAGCTTTTGTTGAGCGACCTAAGATCAATGTTTAGCTTCCGCTCTCGGGTTGCCTTGTCCGCAACCTGCTCTACCTGCTTCAGACTGCGCTCGGCTGCCTGAGTCTCAGCTATTACGTTGAGCCGAAAATCAGACACGAGTCGTTATGCGCTACTCGTATGTTACGCAGGGTCAGAGGCACCGGCAGCAAGCGCGGCGTAGACGTGCAGAGGTACCCGACGTGTGCGCACGAGCTCGGAGAGGATGAACTTCGTGGGGGCGTCGGGGCCATCGGCAGTGGCCGATGCAGGTTTCCAATCGGGGAAGGGTAGGAAGTCGCGCGGTTGCGCTTTGGGCGCGGAGCGCTTCGAGCCTGAGAAGCCATGCGCGATCTGAATGAGCACCGCGGTGAGGCGTGCGGTGCTCATGCTCTGCGTGTTGGCCAGACCGCGATCAAGGTCATCGATCTGGCGCAGCAGCCAGCGGATTGTGCTGATAGGGGTGCGGAGGAAGCTTGCCGGTGTGAAATCTCCACCTACCGGAGAGGCGCGAAGGCGGAAGTAGACCGAGTCCCAGTCCGCCAGCGGAGCACGGAGGACGTCCTCGGCGTTCTTCAGGATTTGCTCGGGGGTGGGCTGAACTCGGGCTCCGCCTCCGGTTCTTTTCCCTCCGCAGTGGGCCAGCCATCGCGCTCCCAGGTGAGCAGCTCGAAGATCTGCTCCATCAGCCGGGTGGGGATGGCCTCGGTGTCGGCCTCGGTCCAGTCGTCGAGCTTCTGCCAGTCCTTGGAGCGGGGGAGCTTGGCTTCGCCGCGGTACTGCATGAAGAGAGTGACGAAGGCCACCTGCTGCTCGACGGCGCCGACCGAGTCGCGCTGCAGTTCTTCAAGGTCGCCGGCATAGTCGTAGAGGAGCTCTTGGTCGTTCTCGGCAGAGCTGCTCAGCAGGTCGATTGCTTCTTTGGTTGTGATGCCTTTATCTTTAGCGATTCGCTGCGCGAGCTTGATAGAGCGAAAGGTCGATTTAGATTGTTTGCGACCTAGCGCTTCGATGCCTTTAGCTTCGCCGGGTACCAAGTCGTGGTAAACAGGAAAGCGGAAAGGTCCAATCTCGTGGTACTCCTCGGGTGAAAAGAGTAGCGACGCGTATTTAGACATCGGTGAGCGGTAGATCGATGGACCAGGACCTGAAGGGCTCAGCTTGATTGACGAGCTCGTCAGGTAGTTCAACCATCACGCTAGCAGCTTCATACGCCAGGCGTATAGACTTAAACGGGATCAGGGGCTCCAAGTACAAGGCGCCGCAGTGAAGGGTGTCGCCCTGTACTTGGCAGTTCACTGCATAGACCATGTGGGCGGCATCCATTAAGAGGTCGTGTTGCATCGTGGTGATAACAAAAAAGCCCCGCGGTGGCGGGGCAGGGTAGTTGGCTCGAGCTCAGTCTGACCGTTAGGCGGTCGTGAAGAGGGTGGTGAAGCCTTGAAGGGGGAACAGCACGCCGCTGGCAGAAGGGTTGCCGCTGTTGTCGAGGGCCTGCTTGATGGCACCGTCAGCCACAACTAGGCGATAGATGGTCGCAGCGGTGAGGTTGGACGAGGGGTTGATGGTGACCACGTTGCTAGCCAGGGATACGGCAGCAGGCACACGGACACCGGTGGAAGCGACCTCGAGGCGGAAGCCACCACCATCGGCTTGACCCAGGAACAGCTGAGTCAGCGCGGTGCTGCCATCACTGGTGTAGGTGACGGTGAGGTTGTCACCAACAGCGACCGAGCCCGCGTTGTTGGCGGGAACCGTGGCATAGCGGCGGGTGCCGGAGCTAGGCGCGGTGAAGAGCAGGCTTGACTGCACGCCACCGAAGGCCAGGGCGGTGGAGCCGGCGTCGTAGCGGCCGAAGACTGGACGACCTCGGGACATCAGGTCGAAGGAGACCTCGGTGAGACCCTCAGCGGTGAGATTCTCGTTGTAATTCATCACAACGGCGTTGAAGCCGGTGAAGTCATAGATGTAGTCGCCGCTGGTGCCATTTTCCTGGCCGAGTTCCTTAAGGAATTCGACATAGATCTCGTAGTCTTTGTTGTAACGGGCCTTTTCGATGAGAGCAAAGCCCTCTTCGTAGTTGCCACGGAACTGTGGGCAATTCTGTCCAGCAGGGATACCCGTGTCCTTGAGGAAATAGGCCGTCACAGAGGCCTGCACGGTGGAGCCGGTGATCAGCGAGTCACCCCAACCGTTGTCACCCAGGAGGCGGAACTCCTGGTTGGTGTCGTTGATGGCGAAAGTGGTGTTGCTGACGCCCTGGAGCTCGACGTAGCGGGAGCCGGCGTCCAGTGCGGGCAGGGTGATCATGCCGGCGGTGTCGCGGGTAGCGAAGTAGCGGCAGGGCGGCGTCAGGTCCACGGCGCGGACGAGGGTCCGGTGAGCCTTGTGGAACGACAGCCCGATGGCGTAGTCGGCCATGGTTGGGACTCCTTAGGGGATCGGGGGGTTCAGAACGGGGCCCAGGATGGACACCGTCAAGGCCTCGTAGGTGGCCTCGGTCCGGGGTGTGTGCGTGGCACTGTCCCGGGGAAAGGTGCGTGCCAGGCGGCGGCTGATGTCCAGCAGCGTGACGGGCATGCGGGTGCCTTTGCGGGTGCCGTAGTTCGTGAAACGAACAGGCCAGCGCTCGAAGGACACGATGGCTCCAACGGAGCCGGGGGAGACGATCTCGGGCACATCGGTGATGACGCACTCGATGCCGGTAACGACCCAGTCCGACGGGACCATGGCCTCGCCGACAACGTAGACCGCGGGGATGCGGGTGTTGTTCGGCAACGTGTAGTAGCCGGGCCAGCTGGCTTGGGAGCGGAGCGTTGTGCCGTCGGCCTCGTAGAGGTCGAGGATGTAGCGCTCGATGGTGGTGCGCAGTGAGCGCACCTGGGGACAGCTGGTCGAGATCGTCATGACTGCTCAGCGCGGAGGGCGTTGCGCAGAAAGAGGTCGAACTGGGCGGGGGCTTCCTCAAGAGGGGCTTTTGTCCAGGGGCGACCGGGGAAGCGGAGGCCGGTTACGGCAACTCCGCCCTCGTGGACCTGGGCGGCATATTCCACCGGCCAGGTGAAGGTGATCGAGCCATCAGGATTGACGACGCGAGTCTGGCTGGCGCGGAGGCGGCCTGTATCCACGATGTCCCGCACCTTGGGGGGTGTGGGGTACTCCCACTTGACAGAGGAGATCTCTGTCGTGAAGCGGGTGTCGAGCCAGGTAGCGAGCTGCCGGGTCGCTTGCGCAGTGGCAGCGCGTAGCTGGGCATCAAGCGGGCGCCTAGCCACTGATCGAACCTCCGATAACGCGGAACGTGCCTTGGATGGACTGGCGGATGTCTTGGTAGGCAGCGCTGTCCATGTCGAGGTCGAAAACGAGCTCGAAGCGGCCGCGGTAGCCATTGATGATGGCTTCCGCTTGACTGCCGTTGGTGATCCGGGTGTCCAGACGGTCGGGGCTCAGAAGGCGTCCGCTGCAGCGGTAGCTGGAGTTGTCGACGCCCGGCTGACCGTTCCAAGCAGGAGCTTCGAGTTTGAGGGCAGCCAGGTATTCGACGGTCTCGAGCGTCTGCACGGTGTTGCCGGTGTCCGCGTCGGTGCTGAGCGTGGTTCCGCCGACCTCGAACGCCAACTGGGCATTGCCCCAGGGGGCGTAGTTGGCGATCGTGGCAGCGGAGATGGCCATGGCTACAGCGCGAAGCCGGATAGGGCGAGATTGCCTTTGAGGCGCTCGTACTCCTGGCCATAAAGGCTGGCGTTCAGACCGGTGCCGAGAGGCTGACCTGCCTGGCTGCCGACCTGAAGGCCGACCTGCATGACGCGGGTGGAGAGGATGTGAGCCGCCAGATAACTGACGGCCTCGGTGTGAACAGTGCCCCAGTTGGCCGCGGGGGTGGAGCGGCCCGCCTCCGTGAGTGCGCTTTGGACTACGGCGAGGGCAAGCTCACCGAACTCGGGAAAGCGGATAAGGAACTCGTTGGAGGTGGGGACTGCCATCAGCCGTTGCCCTCTGTGATGGCAGCGATGCGCTTGCTGATGGTGTTACGAACGCGGATGCGTTGCTCACCGGACTCCCAGCGCTTGAGCTGAGCGACGTCGAAGCTGTCTTCCACGAGGCGTAGGGCCTGGGTCACAGGCATGTCCGCGATGGAATCCACGTCAGCGACTGCTGCGGGGTCCGCCACAAAAGACTGCTCTTCTTCGACACGCAGGGCGCCGAGTTTGAGCATGTTCTTGACGACGTCGTAGCCCTTGATCTGCTCCCACACGTTCTCGGGGAAGTCGCGGTTGACACCGGACTTCACCTGGATGCTTTCCGGTTGTCCGTTGTGTTGGACAAACGAGAAGCCAATCGTGCACTCGGGGTCCATCGGAGGACTTTCGAGTTCGGGGCGATAGACGAGGATCATGATCAGAGAGGTGAAAGAGCCAACAAAGCAAGCGCGGAGCTGCAGGCCTGGATCAGGCCTTCTCGAGCACGATGGCGCTCTTGGGGTAGTAGAGCGCGAGGCCGCCGATGCGCGCGTGGGCGGCGACGGTGAACTCGAGCTCGGCACGCACGGGCGGGAAGAACTCGAGGGGCTGCGGAACGTGCAGCTGCAGCTTGTCGGGGCTGCGGTCGTAGCAGATCACGCGGTCCTTCGAGAGGACGCCGCCGGACTTGGAGGCTTCGAGCTCGTTGATGGGCTCGATGGCGGTGATCATGGGGTTGGTGCGCAGGAAGAACTCCATCACCGTGGTGTCGGAGGTGGTGCTGCGCGGGGTGGTGGAGATGATGCGGTACACGTTGTAGGGCACCAGCATCGTGTTGGGCATCTCCTTCATGTTGCTGTTCTGCACGATCCGCGTGGCGGGCTCGTTGAGCAGTTGCAGCATCTCGTCGGTGGTGATGTCCGCGGTGTCGAACCAATGGTCCGGCACCAGCTTGTCCACCTGGTTGTTGTTGAAGAAGCCTTTCATGCCGGAGGGGGCATCGCCGAAGTAGGCGATCTCCTGCACTTTCTCCTCGTAGGCGCGGCGCACGGCGTTGGCGCGGCGCTGCTCCAGGTTCATGCCGGGCACCATGGCGGCGGCACGGGTTTCCTGGACGGTGTAGGCGAAGGAAGCGCCGAGGCTGCGAACCGGGTGGGTGACTTCCTTGCGGAGCACGTCAGCGCGGGGCAGGTCCTGGGCTTTGTCGCCGATCACCTTCATCGAGCCTTGCTTGTCGAAGACGCGATAGGTGAAGGAATCAGCGCCGTTGCCGACCTCGGAGGAGACGGGGATAACAGTGCTGTACTTGATGTCGGCGTACTCGACTTCAAACGCGCGGGCCAGGATGGATTCCAGCTCGCGGGCAAGAAAGAGGCCGACCGAGTCGTTACGGATTTCGGTGGTCATGGGAGGGGCTCCGGGATCAGGTGTCGGCGGTGAAGGTGATCCCCGGGATGTCGATCTCGAGGAGGACCAGGCCGGCGCCACTGGTTTCAGACAGCCAGCGAGCTCCGCCAGTCATGGCGAAGGTCTTGTTGGCCACGGCGGTCTTGGTGAAGCGACCCACGTAGGCACCGGTGACGGTGGACGAGTGGTCGACGCCAAAGAAGCGCACTGCGTCACCGAGGGCGATGGCGGCGGTGCTGTAGACCCAGACGACGCCTTTGGAGACGACGTTCATGGTCTTGCCGTCGGGGTAGCCCACGCGGAGGGAGCCGTCGCCGATGACGTTGGTGGGGTTGGGGGTGTAGGCGGAGCTGCCGCCGACGCCCTCGAAGGTCAGACCGTCAACAGCGAGGCCCACAACGCCGGTGCCGCTGGTGGCCAGCAGGACGGCGAAGGGATCGTTACCAACGGGGTCGTTGTCGGTGGCAACCAGGGAGCCGAAGGGGATGGCGACGCCGGACTGGTTGTAGTAGCTGCGGGACACATAGGCCTGCAGGTCAGCGATCATGCCCTCGTGGCCCACGGTCAGCTCCAGGGGATAGCTGCCTTGAGCACCGGTCGGGTTGCTGACAACGGTGGGGGTGAAAGAAACGGCCATTGGAGGTACTCCTTACTTGGTGGCGGTGAGGGGACGTTTCCAGGCGTCAACCGTGCGGCTGCGGTAGGCAGCGATGGGGTTGGCGGTGGACTGGCCGGCACCTTTCAGCGCATCACGCAGGGCGGTGGTGCTGTCGGCGCGGTCGGAATCGGCGTCCTCTTTGGTCTCCTCGTCGCCTTCGGCGGAGTCGTCCTCGGAGTCGGCGTCTTCGTCGCCTTCGGCGTCAGCGCGAGCGGCGAGGATGCCTTCAACCACGCCCTGGATGTAGGCGGGTTCGGCGTCTCCGCGCGGGGCGGAGCCGGTGAGGTTCTCGAAGGCCTGTACGTACAGGGAGGCGTCGTCGATGCCGTCGAACTTGAAGTCCTCGGTGAACGCGGGGGCGAGTCGCTGCAGCGTGGCGAGGCGCTCGGCGACGAGCTGGTCGAGCTCGGCGGTATCGATGCGGGCTTCGGTGGAGGCAGCGAGCTGCTCCTCGAGAGCGTCGGCGCGACCTTCAGCGGCCTCTTTGTCGTAGGCCAGAGCGTCGAAATCGGCCTGCAGAGAATCGAGCTTGGTGGCAAGCTCGTCGCGCTCGGTGGTGAGGGCTTGCAGTTGGCGCCCCATGTCCCGGGAGTAGGACTGGACCGCGCTGGCTGCTTCTGCGGGCAGATCGATCTCCAGGCCGTCGAGTTTGACGGTTGCCATAACGGGAGATGCAGTTGAACTGGACTGGGGCGCCATTTCGTGCTCGGGGAAGGCGGCTACAGCATCGGCTGCATCCATTCGGTCGAGCAAGAGTCGTACCTCCGGGCCAGCCCGGCCGCGGGGGACAATGGCGATGTGGTTCACCCGGATGTTGCGCTGGACGCCGGCGTACTCTTCGCCCTCGGGGGTGATCCCGGGGGTCGGGTCGAAGTCGACTTTGTAGCCGGCGGATACCTCGGTGGCATCCTTGCGCTTGATCTTCTCGATGGCGTCGGCGTCGGTGACGACGAGCGCGACTTCGACAAAACCGTCGTTGTACCGGACCTGGCTACCGGAGTAGCCGACCTGGAACTGTTTGGTGTTGGCGGAGTCGAGAAGAACAGGTGGGTGACCCCACGTTGCGGGCTTCATGCCGAACGTGGAGAGGGAGTCCGGGCTACTGACCTCCTCCGGAGGGCGGTATTCACGGACTTGGGAGCCATCAGCACGGCGGTAGAGCTGTGTGCCCGAGCGGGCAGCACGGCACCAGACCCGGAGGTAGCCCTCTGGGGTGGTCTCGCTGCCAGTTATGGGAGCGAAGTCGTACCTGGATACTGATGTTTCCATGCTTAAGAGCTTACCGGTTCTTGTGCGTTTGGTTAGGTTTATGCACAGAGCGGTTACAGCACTTGGCGATTCATAGGCAGCTGACTTTGTGTAGGCGCATTAGAGCGCTACGGGAGTACCACAAGCTTACGCAGTTTGAAGTTGCAGAGAGACTGGGGATTAGTCAAGCTGCATATTCGAGGTTAGAGAAAGGTGAGGTAGAGGTTTCAGTAATGAAGTTGATAGCGCTGAGCGAAGTCTATGATGTAAGGCTGCAGGAGCTTGTAAAAGATATTTGATCAGACGATTTCGAACCAGGCCAGATCGAGGAACAGTTTGGCGGCGTCGTTGGTGGGAACAGCTGCAATGAGGAGGACGTCGCTGGTGCCGGAGATGGTGCGGCCAAGCTGGAAGTTGAAGTCCGTGATGCTGCCGAGGTCGAGGGACGACGAGCTCGTGAGGTAGCCGCCGGCGATCTCGGTGCCACCGGTGAAGCTGCTGATGGTGGTGTTGTACTGGACGTTGTTGTTGAAGTGCGTGGACCAGGTACCGCCTGTGATGGTGGGGTTCAGGAGTACCTGGTACTGGACGATGTCGAGCTTGTTGTTGGTGGTCTGCTCGACAGCGGCGCTGACATTGGAGGGGACGATCACGCTGTCCAGGCGCGTGCTGTTGAGGCGGATCGCCATGATTGGGTAGCTGGTGCCAGCGGTCGCGAGCGTGATGGCGGTAGATCCGGTGGAGAGGTTGTAGCGGCGGCTGAAGCCTTCGTATCCGCCCTCGGAGGCGACGGTGGCGCAGATCTGCTTGGCGGTTGCGGAAGCGGCGGTGGTGCCTGTGTTCTCGATCTCCTGGCGGAGGGGGAGAACAGCGGTGGTCATGTAGCTGGTCGTGTTGATGTTGTCGCCGTGGAAGGTGTGGGCGATCACCATGCGGCCGTCGACGACGAAGCCGCAGCGGACGTCGCCGACGCCAAGCCACTCGATGTCGATCCAGGAGATCTGGGTTTTGGCGAGGTCTAGGGTGCGGCCGGACAGGCCTGTGCCGTCGAGCTTGTCACCGTTCCAGTCGGCTTGGGCGATGCGGGTGTTGACCACACTGCCAGTGACGTAGCTGCGGCGGACGAGGTAGGTGGTGGTGCCGTCGCTCTCGAGGTAGATGCCGTTCTGGGTGCTGAAGTAGCCGATGCGTTGGCGCAGGTTGGCCTGGGCAGTGGCGAAGGCGAAGGACGTCATCACCAGCAGTGATTTGCCGGGCTGGTAGGGGAAGACGCGCTTGGTTTCGCGATAGACGTAGGCGCCGGATGTGGTGGGAACGGTGAGATTGATGGAGCTTTCGTTAGCGACGTATGTCTTAGAGGCGCCACCGTTTAGTGCAGTGTCCCATTTGTCGTTTTCTTGATAGCGATGCTGGCTATCGAAGATGGTGAATGGGGAGCTGGTGCGGAGGCGACCAAAGGCGTCTCCGCTGGTACCGGTATTGGCGAGTACGGGTACTGGGTATTCAACGTCGCCGCGAACGTACTCGAGTTCGTAGCGATCATTGTTGACGATTCGTTGGCCCATGGATAGATAGCTCTGTTGCTATCAGGCTACGAGCGCTACAGCGGGGTACCGAAGGGCTGCCGGCGCTCGCGGGCGCGACGGGCGGCGCGCTCGGGCTCTAGGGCTCGTTGCAGCTGCGGAACTTTGACCCCGAGAGCTTTGGCTGCCTCGCTCATGTTGATGAGCCCGCGCTCCATGGCTTGGCGCGGAGCTGTACGGGCGTTGGCCGTCAGGATACGGCGGGTCAGGCCGGGGATGCGGGGTTGATCGGCACCGCTGACGAAGCGGGAGCGGGGTATGCGGTCCTCCGCGAGGAGTTCGCGCTCGAGTGCGTCGTGGTAGCGCTTGACTGCGATCTCAAAGCGCTCGGTGTTGTCTGCGCCGCCGTAGGTAGCAAGTGCTTTTGCCTGCTTTTCTACGTTAGCTAATACGCCTTTGTATTTGTTAGTAAAATCAGCGCCGCGTGAGCTAAAACCTAAGAAGTCGGGAAGCCTACCCATATCGTACATCAAATTCATTACGCCGTTGCGATAGTGTGCTGGCTGCCTGCCGTCGTGTAGTTCTGTGGCGTAGCCGAAGTCGATCAATGCTACTTTTTTGCTCTTAGCATTAACCATGAGATTTCCGTTATGGATGTCTCCGTGGGCTAAGCCGGCTGTGTGTAGCTTGCGGAACTCGCGCGCGATTTTTGTTTTAACAATTAGTGGTGCATTTGAAGCGTTACCGTATGAGTCGCGGTATTCCTTACCCAAAGTCTTGTAGCCCTTCATATGGGTCAGTACGAGAGTCTGCGATCTGACTTCGCCATCGATGTCTCTGACTGCTTGCATACGCAACGGCGAAGGAACATTGACGCCAGCATGATCAGCTAGATCCAAGCGCCTGAACTCGCTGGCTACATCGTCCTCGTCGCCGTTGCGGAACAGTTTGATGCCGTACTTCTCGGATGGGTGAACGAAGTAGGTGCCAAAAGCTCCTGCACCTGCTTGGCAGCGTGGTTGGTTGACGTAGCCTCCCGCAGATGCGAGGCCCTGGCTGCCGGTAGACACCAAGGCGAGGGCGTGCATAGCCCCGGTGGAAAGGCCGTACCAATCGGTATCGGCGTCAAATTTCCCCGGGGCTTGGGTCTTTCCCAGGCCACCGCCGCATTCAGCAGCGCGGCGGCGCTGGTTGATCTGGTCCTGGACATCCCACGTCTGGCCTCCTGCGAGGGCTTCGTCGACGAGGCGCTGAGCTTCGTCCTCGGTGAGCTTGGGGTTGTTCAGCTTGTTGGCGGGGTTTTTGTCCCACGCCTCTTTGGTCATGTACTTACTGGCGATGGCGGCACCTCCTGCTACTACGCCTGCGACGAGAGCGACTTTAGCAGCTGTTTTGAGGGTTTCTGCTGTTATACCGCTTGCGTTTTTAGTGCATTTGTGCGCTTTGGGGATGTGGGAATTGCCGCAGGGCTTCCCCGGGCCGCCGGAGGGGGCGTCGTTCCTTACCAGGCCGAGGACTTTCCCGGCGTAAGCGCGTCGTCGCGGCGGGATACCTTGCCGCTGCAGCGCCACTTGGTGCGCGACAAGCACAGCGGAGTGTTGCGATCGGGCCCGCTGCAGTCCTTGCCGTGGGACTTCATGTCGCCGAAGCTGCGGGCGCAGTAGCGGTCGCCTTTGGCGGTGCCGGGGGCGATGGTGTAGCCCTTAGCGCCGTAGCGGACGCGGTTCTTGCGGCCGGTCTCGGGGTTGGTGACGGTCTTGGAGTACTTCTTGCCGTCCTCGGCGTCGAAGCCTGCTGCCCAAACGTCGGTTTTGGAGCTCACCATGACAGGGGCGCCGGTGCGCTCCTTGCGTGGGTCTTCGCGGCGCTTGCGGGCGACGAGGCGGCGGCGCTCAGCAGGGGAAAGCGCCATCGCTTTGGCGGCCGGGAGGCATTTGGGCTTGCCTTCGCCCTCGGTGCGGTCGCCACAGGAGCCGAGGATGCGGCCGGTGCTGCTCATGCGCACCCACTTCTCCTTGAACCACTTGTCGAGGGCGTCGTTACGGAAGGTGCCGCCGCGCTTTTTGTACTCGCGGACCATCCAGGCGTTGGCGTAGGCGCTCGGGTAGATCTTGAACTTGCGTTTGGCCTCGGCTTTGACAGCGGCGTGCAGCTTGGCGTCGGCGAAAACGACCCCGCGGGCATCGGCGCGTAGGCGCAGGGTCGCGGGGGTGAGGTTCATGGCTCGAAGCCGGCGGCCCAGACGGAATCGGAGCGCTTGGTTTTAGCTGCGCCCTTGCGGGTGGTCTTGCTGCCGCTCTTGTAGCCCATCTTGTTGAGGGTGCCGTAGATGTAGGCGGCGGCGCGTTCGCCTTTGAGGCCCCTGGCTGCAGCCTGTTTAGCGAGCTCGGCTTCCATCGCGGCAACTTTGGTACCGCGGGGATCCATGCGGGATTCGCTGTCGTTCGACATGGAGTCCAGACCCGGGGGGCGTTTGGCGGAGGGGCCACGATAAAGGCGCTCAAGGGAGGCGCGCTGCCTGGAGCGACGTGCTGTCCGGGCCATGGAGGCGGCGCCTACGGCGGTGCCGATGGCACTACCGCCTGCGCTGATTGCGCGGAAGGTGGCTTCCTTCTTCAGGCGAGCTTTGCCTGCTGCACTGCTGGTTTCTTGTGCTTTGGCAAAGGTGTTGAGGGCGCCGGCTGCTTTGAACGCAGTGCTGGCCGCGCCAAAACCGGCGACCAGGCCTGAACCGCCGCCTGCGGCCAGACCAGCGAGAGGTGCGAGGGCACCGGCGGCCGCTGCGACGTTTGCAGCGGTGCGGAGACGCTGGGCGGCCTTGGTGTTAGGGGTGACGTTGCCGCGCTTGTACTGCTGTGGCTGCACTTTCTGCGCCGCACCCTTGGTGCACTTTTCGCCCTCGGAGATGGATCCGCGGCCACATTTGAGGTCGAGACGGATGGAGGCTGGAGTCAGGGTCATGGCTCAGACGTCGTAGGTGCTGGAGCTGGAGGAGAAGCCATCCGCCCATACATTAGAGGTGTTTTTTCGTAGGATTTTGTCTATTTCCCCTGCTTGTTTAATAGAAAGATTAGTCAGCTCCTGACGTGAAGCTCCTTTAGCTTTCGCTTTTTCGTACTGTTTCTTCCACTTAGGATTCATAGCTTTAATCTCAGCCTGTGCTGCTCGGCTGTTCGCACGATTGCGCTTATAGGCTCGCACCACTTTTTGAACAGGGTTTACTTTCTGCGCCGCACCCTTGGTGCACTTTTCGCCCTCGGAGATGGAGCCCTTGCCACATTTGAGGTCGAGACGCTCGGCGGCATCAAGGCGGGCTCGGATGTAGGTGGTGCTGCGGTCCTGAATGCCGAGCTCGCAGGCATCGAGGTACTCGAGGGGGCTGAGCGAGTCGCCGCGCTTGCGCATCGGGCCACAGTTGCCGTCGCATTTGCCACCCTTCTTGCTGCTGCAACCGCACTCGGCGTCCATGGGCTTCTTGCCGTAGGCGCCATCCATGGGCGCCTTGGTTGCCTTGGAGCCCTTAGCGCTGCGCTTGCGGGAATGGCCAGGCTGCATGGCCATGTCCATCTCCTCTTCTTCCTCTTCGCCCTCCTCGGGCTCCATGTTGCGAGAGCGGGCGGCCATGGCGCGGCCTTCGCGGATGCCCTTCTCGTAGGCCTCGGATTTGTAACGGCGGGCGGTGGCGGGCATGGCTAAGAGCCCCGAGTATTGCTTCACACAGCGTAGCTGCTCTGTGTTATAGGGGCCGATAGGCTGAAGCAACTGTGGGTCTAAACCATGAACTTGCTTCGACTGGTCGCTGGGAGTGGTGCAACTTCTGGGTTGCTAATTGGACAGCTTGTATTTGCTACTTTCTTTGTAGGTTCGTGTGAGCTGCCTAACCTATTGAACAGAGGTAGCGCTAATGCGTGCCTCGATAGGTGGATGACTACAGCTGCGCTGTTCTTTCCATCTGGTGTGGCAGGTACTGGTGCGAATGTCGCTCTCGACAAAGCCAAGCGACGCTTTCTGGGCTGATCAATCGAACGGCTGAGGGGCGAACTGCTCGAAGACTGCGGCTTTGTTGAGGTCAGCGGGGCCGACGGTCGGCACCCGGGAGACTTCCTCGCGATGGCGGCGAGGAAGAGCTGCGTACTCGGGGTCGATGGCAGCAATCTCGGGGTCCCAGGGTGCTAGGTAGCAGCGGCAGCGCGGGTGGGCTGGTGCATTAGTACTAGCGCGCCTGTAGATGCGGCCGGCGCGGGCGTTGCAGATGGGGCAGGTGCGGTCGTCGCTTGTGGCATACCACATGACGAGGTCAATGCCGTTAGCGGCGTAGTACTGGTTGCTGGCGGAGTTGTAAGCGCGGAGCGACTCGGTGCGGGCGATGACGTCGGCGCGGGATTTCACCACGCCGAGGCGCAGGCGCAGGTCGTTGGTGATGGCGTCGGTGGGGCGGCCTTCGGCGATGCCCTGGGCAACGAGCTCGGTGGCGGTGGTGGCGAAAGCTTCACCGTGGCGGCGGAGATAGCCGCGGGCCTGTGCTGCGGCGGCCACGGTGGCCTCGATGGGGATCGAAACGTCGATGCGCCGTCGATCGGGGGCGATGTCGCGCAGAAGTTCTCGGGCGACGCCGGTGCCGCTGCGTTCGGAACTGCGCAGGAGGCTACGTAGGACACGGTCGTAGCCGTCAGTGCGGTCCGGGCGGAAGGCGGGGATCAGCTGGCGGAACTCTTGGAGGAGGGCGACGTTGCGGTCGGCGGCTGGCGTGCCGCTGCGCAGCTGAATGCGGGTGCGGCGGAGGAGGCGATTGAAGCTGGTATCGAGGATGCGGTTGAACTGGGTGATGGTGACGTCCTCGGAGCGACGGAGGGCGGAGTTGTAGCGCTCAAGGAGTTGCATTAGGTGGGGCGCCGTAAGTCTTGACGTACTGCTTCGTGAAACGCTAGCAAGTCTTTTTGAGTGAGTGCTTCTCCTTTGCTTATCTTTGTTTGTAGTGCTTTTTTGCGGTTTGCCATTGCGGTGTATAGCGGCGTATTCGTGTCTTTTGCTGCACTCATTAAGTTGTTTATATCGGATAGGCCGTTTTTAGCTGTAGCGCCAGCATTACCGAAGTCTATTATCTTTACGTCATTGCCTTTAGTTAGGACATTACCCATGTGTAGGTCACCATGGGAATAGCCTAGACGGTGCATCTTTTCTACTTCACGTAAAGCTCCTTGTACAGCTTTACCGCGCTGCTCAGATGTAAGCGATTTAACCGTGTCGTAGCCTTTTAGGTAGTCCATCATGACTACGCCTTTATTCGGGTCTGCGTTGTGGATTTTAGGAACGCTGATACCTGCAGCGTGCAGGGCGTTCTGTGTGTTTACCTCGTTAGCAAAGGCCGCTTTGTCTACTTTACCTTTAGGCGTCTTAATTACGTACTTATCGTCTTGCGAAATCCAGGTGCGACCGCTGACGCCCTCGGTGAGGTACTTGGCTCCCTGAGGCGGGTTGTTTTTGTCAAATGGTTTCGCGTTAGCAAATATGCGTTGGGCAGCTGGTGTCCATTTAGGAGCAGTGATCGCTAAGGCAGCAGCACCGGCAGCGGCAGCGGCGAGGGCTAAGCGCTTATTGCTACCGCCCTCTTTAGGCTTTTTTGCGGTCGCTGTGCCTCCAGCAGTCTTGCTGCAGTTGTGTGCTTTGGGTATGTGAGAAGCACCGCAGGGTTTGCCTGTAGCTGCGTCGGCACGGTCACCCCGGATCAGACCCGCCATGTATCCCATCTGCTCCTCGGGGATCTTGGTGAACTTGCCCTGGTTCTTCAGCGCCCACAGGCGGTCGGTCTTCAACCCAGTGATGGCCTGGAAGCCCATGCCCTCATAGATCGATTTACGCTTGGCGCCTTTGCCGTCGTCCTTGTGGGGGACTGCGAAAAGGACAGCGTTCTCGGGGAGCATCTCCAGCTGCGATTGGTACATCGCCTTGGTTGTGCGGATCAGCTGCTTGGCCTGGGCGCTGGGCATGCCACCGGCAGCGTCGTACTTGCTGTCGATCGTGAAGCCGAGGCCGTACTGGGGGAACTTGCTGACGTTGCCTTTGCGCTCTGAACCAAAAGTCAGAAGGCTGTCGCCGATGGACCCCACCGAGAGGTGGGTGCCGTTGGGGGTCACCCAGGTGGAGAAGTTGTTCTTGATGTCGACAGCGCGAATCTGCGAGCCCTGAGCACGGAGCGCCATGTGGGCGGCGGCGAGCTTGGCATCGCCGACTAACTGACGCGCAGGATCGCGGAACTTCTCAGGCAACTTGTCGAGGCCCTCTTTGACTTGCGGAGCCGAGAGGCCTCGGATGGCTTTCTGGCTGAGGGACGGTACCAGCGTTTGGCGCTGCTTGTAGGCGAGGAGGCCGCCAACGGTAAGAGCAGCGCCGGCGGCTGCGACGGCTAGGGCTGCACCGGTGCGGGCCGAGGGCTTACCGCTCTCGGTGGGCTGTGCAGTTGCAGCGGCGCCTCCGCTCTTCCGGCACTCATGTGCTTTCGGGATGTGCGAGGCGCCGCAGGGCTTTCCCTCGGCGTCGATGCGGGCGTCGCCGCGTTGGCGGCGAGCGATCTCGGAGCGGGCGGCGCGGTAGGAGGCCTCGAGGCTCATGTCCTCCCCGCGGCGCTGGGCGGCTTCGCGGAGGGTGCGGGCAAGGTCGGTGATTTGGGCCTGGGGGCTGCGGCGGCCCCGGGGTGGGGTAGTCGGAGCCGCGGCGCGGGTGCTGGTGGCGGGCTGGCCTGCGGCCTGAACCGGCACCAGGCGCTCGAAGCCGTTCTGCTGCAAATAGCGGGTGGCATCAGCGAGACCGGTGATGTCGCGGCCGGCGAGCTCGGAGGCAGCGGTGCGTGTCTCTCGATCCGAGAGGCTGAAGGTGCTGCTGCCGCTTACCTGGCGGGCGAAGTACTCCTTCGAGATGGCGTCGCTGAGGCCTTGACCAATGCGGCTGGTGACGTTCTCGGGCTTCGCCAAGCGCTGAGCGAGGTAGCGAGCGTGACCGATGCGGGCGCTATTGAGTAGATCGCTGTAGCCAGCGCGGCGCTGCTCTGTAGGTATGGCGACGCCGGGCGTCTGGCGAACTTCGTCGGCGATGCGACCGAAGTACTGGTCAAACCCGTCTCGGGTCTCGCGGTAGATGCGGTTAGCGAGCTCGGTTCGGCTCACTGCGGCTTCCCGGGTGCGCGGAGCGGCACCGAGGATCTGATTCAGGTTGCCGACAGCGCGTTCGCGAACGTTCTCGGGGAAGTTGGCAGTGCTGGGGCCGACGAGGCGGTTGAGAAAGCGCGTGCGAGCTTCGGCGTCGTTGATGTTGACGCCCTGCTGACGGGCAAGAGCTTGCAGGCTGGCAGCTTCGCGGTTCAGCGAGCTCGTGAGGGCGCGGCGGACGTCGGTGTCAGTAGCACCGGCGCCTAGGCGAAAACCAAACTGCCGCGACAGGTATTCGTGGGTGGCGGGCTCGGAGAAGGTGCTGCCATCACCAGCACCGGCGGCATTGGTGCGCTTGGTGCTCCAGAAGGCTTCGAGACTCTGCTGCCGCCAGGTTTCTGCGTTGGCACCGCGGGCGGCTGCACTGACGTCGACAGCGCCGACGCGATTGAGCAGCACGCGGGCGTTGCCGTAGTCGGTTGCGCGGCGCTCGAGCTCGGTGGGGGTGCGAAGCAGTGCGGCACTGAGGGCTGCGGGTCCTGTGGCGGCCTCGGTGGCAGCGCGAGCCGCGGCAGCCCCGGCGGCTGCGGCACCGGCGGCCCGGCGTTCAGCGCGGGCGCCGCGGATGCCCGGGGTGGCATCCAGGATGCGGTTGATGCCGGCAGCAACGGCGTCGTCGATCTGGCGGCCCACGCCGTCGCGGTAGAAGGGGGCCTTCTTGAGTTGGCTGTGGGTGAACAGGCCGAAGCCGACTACAGCGAGAGCAGCGGCGATGCCGCCGGCGCGGCGCTCGAGCTGGGCTTGGAGGGCCTTCTTGCGCTGCAGGTCGCCCGGGGTGGCTTTGACGATGCCGCGGACGATGGCGCGTTTGCCGCCTTCGATCTCGGAGAAGCTGCCTTTGCGGACGCCCTTGCCTAGGCGCTTGACGCCGCGCTCGATGTTGGCCAGGCCACTGACGGGGTCGGTGCGGACGGCGCGCAGGTGGGGGTCAGGGCCCTTGCCCTCTAGGCGGCAATCCCAGTTGGGTGGGATGCAACGGCCGCCACATTTGACGTTGGGTGGGTTGCAATCGACGCCGCGGGCTGTTTTACCGGTGCGGCTGCGGGCTGTGGCGTCGAGGCGAGCTTTTGTCGCCAGGTAGGCCGCGGTGCGGAAGCCTTCGGGAGTGGTGTTGCGGAGTGTCACTGATCAGTACCCCTCGTTGTAGGCGCGGAAGGCGTCGGCCTCGGCGTCGGGCACTGGTGAAAGCCCTGCCACATTCTGACCGGGAAAGAAGTGCTGGACGGCGACTTTGGCGGCGCGGAGTGAGTTGAAGCCGGTGGTGTAGGGGCCATCGGTGATGGCACTGTCCAGGGCGAACCGTGCTCGGTAGAGCTTTCGTGCTCGGGTGCGGTGGGGGCCAAGGATCAGCACAGGGGCTGCGGCGCTGCTGTCGATGCGCTGGCCGTCGGGGCCGACGAGTGGGCCGGCTACGACGTCGCCGTGGCGGTGCGTGATGCGGATGCGCAGGCCCTCGGCGTCGGCGAAGAGGGCGTCGCCGCGGTCACCTTCGGCGGGAGGCAGAATACCGCCTTCGGCGGCAGGTTCTCCCTCGGTGGGTGTGGCTTCGCCCTCGGGGAGCTCCGCGGGTTGCTGGGCGGCCTGCAGTTGGGCGTCGTAGCCCGCCATCTGCGACTGGAACTGGGCGTCGGTGCTGGCGATGAGCTGCTGGGTGACGGCTTCGTTGAGTTTTGTATCGATTGAGTACTCGGTGCCGCCGAAACGGGACTCGCGGACCTCCAGGGGGTTCAAAACACCGAGCTGGATGTACTGGGCGTCGGAAGCTGCCTTGAGTTGGTGGAGCTCAGCCTTCTCTTTCTCGGTCTGGGTGAAGACCGAGGGGAACATCACCGACCAGGACTCGGGGATGCGACCGCGGGTTGGTCCTTCACGTGAGGCGAAGATGTAGGTGAAGACCTCGGTGATTGGGGTGCGGCAGTAGACCTCTTGCCACTGCTCAACGAGGGAGGACCAGATGCGCTCTTCGAAGCGTCCTTCTTTGCCGAGGCCACCGGGCGAGTCGCCCATGAGGATGGAGGCGGGCCATCCGGTAGCGGCCTGAAGATCCTTGATGAAGGGATCGGTTGCGGTGGCAATGTTGCTCAGAGCGCGGTTGATGAAGCTGATCTCTTCTTCGACGTCGACCACCATGCCGCCGTAGACGCTGCGGCTCAGGTTGTTGGCTTCGAGGCGCTTACGTAGGTCGGACTCGTTGCCGGCGGCGATGCGGTTGAACAGTCCGGGAATCTTGTGAACGAAGACGTCCGAGTCGGAGGTCATCGACTCGAGGCCGGACATGGCGGTCTCGTAGCGCTTGAAGGCGTTCCAGATGAGCTGCAGAACGGACTGGCCCCAGCCGGTGTTGCGGGAGCGGAGGTTCCAGGGCAGGTAGAGGCCGTCGAAGCGGGCGACGCGGGTGTGGTGAACGCGGATGTTGACGTAGCCGCTGGTCTGCTCGGGGGTGATGCGCTGGCTGGTGGTGATGCGGTAGTGCGAAGGACGGGAGTAGTCGGTGATGGAGAAGTCCTCGGGGATCAACTCGTGGCGCGAAAGTGGGATGTAACCGCGAATGGCGCGGATGCGGTTGAGCTCGACAGGCTCATCGGGTTGGCCGCCGTCGTCGATCAGAAGGACAAGCCCGGCGCCGCCATAGAGGCGCTGGAGTTTGATGACTTCGGAGAGGGCGAAGTGGAACTGGGAAGCTTGCAGGAACTGGTTGAAGCCAGTGAGAAGGTCGGAGTTATCTGAGGCGGCGTCGCCACCGAGGGCGATGGTGGGGCGGTGGCGGAGGATCTCGTCGCCGATGGCGTCGACGTAGCGGCGCGGGATGCCGTTGGTGTAAAGGTATTCGAGTTCTGCTTCGGTTAGAAGTGTCTGAAAGCGGACACTTGTGGCGACTGTTTTATCTTTTGACGGGACACCTAGGCCTGTTAGCGCATTAACTAATGCACCATCATTCCGGAAATTGTCTGAAGGTGCGGTAGCCATGGCGCAAGCAGGCTCGGGGAGAGCTGTTGCCAGCGTAGCGGTTTATAGCGAGAGCTCATACACATCAGTTACCAGATGCAAGTGCATTTGGTAACGTACTTGAGCATCTGGTAACGTACATCTGTATCCGGTAACTGACTTCTGCATCTGGTAACGTACTTGTGCGGGGGTTGACAGGTGGCTGAATCGCTAGCCTGGAGCAGCCACCTACCAGGGCATGGTTGACCATCGGATTGATGGATCACGTCTCCTGACCAAACGGCAAGCCAAGCAGCAATTCCGCGAAGGGATCCTCAACAGCTGGGGGTCCCTTTGTGCGTACTGCGGGCAGCCAGGGGACACGCTGGATCATGTGCGTCCGCGGTGTCGTGGAGGGCGTAGCGACCGCACGAACCTGGTCTGCTGCTGCGGTCCGTGCAATCGGGCAAAAGGTAGTGAGATGGACTGGCAGCGCTGGTTCAGACAGCAGAGCTGGTGGTCCTCTCACAGAGAAGACGCGATCCGGCTCTGGGTAGGTGAAGCGACTCAGGGGTGGGCAGCCGCCTGAGTCACCTGCGAGGCGTTCCGCTGCCGACGCTCTCGGTGTTTACACCGTAGCGCATGTGTTAGATGTTGTCGAAGAAGCTGGCAGTAGCCGGTGTCTCCGGGATGAGTGCACAGGCGAAGGCGAGTGCCATAACAGTGTCGTCATGGGCACCACTTACGGCTTGGCGAGCGCCGCTTTCCTGTTGCTGAAACGCGCGGAGCTCGTCAGCGATTATGCCTGGCGGAAACACAAGCTCATCGCGCTCGAGCAGGTACAGGATGCGGTCGGTGGCGACGTTCTTGGAAGGGCGGCTCGTGCTGAACGTTTCGATGGCGTAGTTTGGTAGGACGTGCTGTAGCGCTTCGGCGATGACAGAGCCCATCGCTTGTTTCTCTACAATTACGCGTTGCGGCATGTAGTCTTCGATTAGGGTTTTTACATGCTTCAAGCTGTAATCTGTACTTTTACCATTTTCACGGTACATGCCAACGACCTCGTAAGGCGTGGTGGTGATATCCAGCACCATTGCTACGAAGTAGTCGTTTCCGCCGGCGTTGGGGTCAATACCGATTACGTAGCTGCGGTTAATGGAGCCGCACTCGCGCCAGTGGCCGCGGGAGGCGCGAGAGATCAGATCGTTGGGGTAGATCTGGGTGTCAGTCGCACCAAACTGCAGCTCGTACTCGGAGTTCCATGCCGCGAGCGTCATCCGGCGCGACTCGCGGGTGCGGCGGGCCCAGTCGGGGTCGGCGCCGTAGATCGGGTGCTGGGAATAGTGGATGGCCACCTTGTTCCAGTCGCCTTCGTCGGCGTGCCAGAGCTGTCCGAACCAATCGAGCTCGGTGTCAGGGGTGGACACCACAATCACTTTCGCCGCGTCGCCCACCATGGACAGCGTGGGCATGGCACCGCGGTAGATCTCGGCGGCGCCCTCGAGGAAGGCCGCTTCGTCCATGAAGAGGACGGAGCAGCTGGGGATGCCGCGAGCGGCGCGGGGTGAGGCGGGGAGAAAGTACAACGTGCCGCGACCCTCGAAGGCGAGCTGTGTGTTGCTGTCGGTGAGGTAGCGGACGGTTTCGCCGCGGAGGCTGTTGGCCATGGCACGCACGCGGCGGCCGAGTTCGGAGGCGTCCTGCTGCGTTTTGGAGAAGACCACAGCGGCGAAGCCGCGCTCGGTGAGGGCGCGGCAGAGCAGGTAGTTGCAGACGGTCTCGGAGACGCCGGTCTGGCGGGACTTGTTGACGAGGGTGTTGGGGTGCTCGTTGATGGAGCGGATCAGATCGATCTGGTAGGCATAAGGGTCGAACGGCGCGACGGTGCCACTGGTGCGGATCCAGGTGCGTCGTGCGAACGACGGCCAGTCGGAGACGGCGGGCAGTGTCGAGGCGGTGCCAGCCTCGTAAAGAGCGGCGCGGGCTTGGCGGCGGGCCAGCTCGGTTTGGAGGCGTTCGACGCGCTTGCGGAGCGTGGAGACGGAAGGCATCAGCTGTCGAAGTCCGCGGGGTCAGCGGAGGGGAGCAGCAGGTCGTCATCGTCCTCGGGATCAGGCGCGGCGGAGGGAGCGTCCGCGGCGGCGTCGTGAGTGGCGGTGAGGCGGAGTAGCTGGCGCTCGAGGTCGGCGATCTGGCGCTCGAGGATGCGGCGCTCCTGGTAGGCCTGGGCGCCGCTCATCAGGGTGCGGGCGGCAGAGATGCGGTCGGCAGCGCGGGCGTCCTCGTCGTTGATGATGCTGTCGAGGACGCTGATGGCGGCGGGGATGGTGCTGATGTTCATGCCGCCGGTCTCGGAGAGGAGCTCCTGTTGGATCCGGGCGATGGCTTGTTGGACAGCGGGGCGCTGGCGCCAGGTGTAGACGGACTTCTCACTGACGCCGATTTTGCGGGCGGTTTCGCGGATGGTGGTGCCCCGGGCGAGCAGGGTGGCGGCGACGCGTTGTCGCTCGTTGAGACCGTCAGAGCCGTAAACGCGATTGGCCACCGCTGCTGTTTGTTCCGATATGTTCAGATTATAGGTGAAAAGTACCGGTGGTTTTGAAGTTGTCAGATGCGGGCGGTGACGACGCGCTCGGGTTGGTCTTGGTACTTGCCGGCGCGGGTTTCGTAGCAGGTGGCGCAGGGAGCTCCGCGGAAGAAGAGCGCCTGGACAATGCCTTCATCGGTGTAGATGCGGCAGGGGGAGCTGGAGCTGTTGCTGAGCTCGAGCGTGAGGTGGCCGTGCCAGCCGGCTTCGCCGGGGGTGGTGTTGGCGATGACGCCGCAGCGCGCGTAAGTACTTTTACCGATAAAGAGGGCGGTGATGTCGGCGGGTAGGGCTAGGTGCTCGATGGCGACGCCGAGGCCGTAGCTGTGGGCTGGGAGCACGAAGTAGGAGTCGCCCTCGGGGGTGTGGTGGAGCGGGGCGGGGGTGAGGTGTGCGGGGTTGAAGTCCTTCGGGTCGACGACGGCGTGGTGGTCGGTGTCACCCTCGCGCAGCGGTTGGAAGGTGTAAAACTCGCGGGGGCTTAGGCGCAGGTCGTAGCCGTAGCTGGAGAGGCCGTAGCTGAGGACGCGACGCTCGTCGCGGCGGGTGCGGACGAGGGCGGGGATGAAGGGTGTGATCATGCCGGCCTCGGTGGCGAGGGCGGTGATTTCGGTGTCGGAGAGGATCATTAACGGCAGTGTTATGACGTTATGCGGCCAGGTAGAGGTCGCAGTCGTGGGCGAAGGTGGGGTCAGTTGCGGCCTCGGGGAAGCCGAAGGAGCAGTGGGTGCCGCTCCAGTGTGAGCAGGTTGCGCAGGTTGGGCCGGGGGCGTGGGAGCTGCGAGCGGAGGTGCGACGGGGGATGTCGGGGCGGACGGTGGGGAAGGTGCGGCCGAGGCGGATGTTGCAGATGGATTGGCGGCTGCAGTTGTAGAGGGGGGCGAGTGCGTGGTCAGAGAGGGGGGAGAGAAGGATGGTGGCGATGTCGTTCTCGGTGAGGCCGCGGGGGCTGTAGGGGGTGGCGCGGGGTTGGTAGGCGGGGCGGTCAGGGAGGGGGCCGTCGAGGGTGGTCCAGCGGTGGGTGCAGGAGCGGCAGGCGTGGCGGCGGCGGGTGGTGCCGTTGCGGAGGGTGTTCGTGCGAAGGACGAAGGTGGAGGTGCTGCCGCACTCGGGGCAGGGGAGGGGGGTCACTGGGTGAGGGTTTCGGCGAGGGCCCATTGAGCGCGAAGGATGTCTTCGAAGCAGCGCTCGAGGAGAGGGGCGGTGCCGGCGTATTCGAAGGCGCCGTCAGGGCCATCGTGGAGGGTCCAGCGGTAGTAGCCGTCCTCGGTGGAGCGGATGGTGATGAGGAGGGGGTTCATGGTGCAAGGCGTGCTTTATGGAGGCGCGAGGCGCCGTACCAGGAGGCGATCTCGGGGGCCCACGCTTCGAGGTGGGGCCACATCAGATCGCAGAGGGCTTGGATCTCGAGTTGGGCGTCGCGCTTTGCGCGGAGATCCATGAAGTGCAGTAGCGAGCGCAGGTTGAAGGACACCACGAAGTCCTGGCGGATTGCGTAGGGGATGATGTCCCGGGCGTGCTCTTCGCTGAAGCCGTCCTCGAGGGCGAGCTTGTAGCGGCCGGCGGAGTCGATGCAGATGATCCGGTGGATCATGCGCTGGTCTTCGGTGTACTCGTACTTCTTGCCCTGGCGGTCTCGGTAGGTGCCTACGGGGCGGAGGTAGAAGACTTCTTCGACGTCGCGCGCGCCCGTGCAGACATCGAGGATGCGTTTGCCTGTGTAGCGGCCGGATTGGACGTCGAAGCTGACGCCGACGCGGTGGGTGCGGGCTTGCTGCATCACCGAGTGGGGGAAGCCGCCGACGTTGAAGGTGATGGCGGGGTGCTCGAGGGGGCCGTAGTGACCGCGCTCGCCGGCGAGGAGGTGCTTGATGAGGAGGGAGCCGGCCTCGGATTCACTCGGGGGCTCCTCGTCGAAGACGAAGTTCTCGGAGTAGTCCTGGTGCATGGCCCACCAGCAGAGGGTCTGGGGGTGTTCGGTGCGGTTAAGCACCTCAACGCGGAGGTGTGGGTCGATAAGAGGCATGTGAAGTTCTAATTTGGCGGAAATTAGGAGTTGACTGGGAGAAGGCTGGAGGTGGGATGGACTACTGGGCTTCAAGTTCGGCAGCGATGGCAAGGAGTTCATTGCGTACCCTGAGTTCTGCTGCGTGAGCTTGAACGATCGACCCCCACGGTGTTTTCTGCTCAGGCGGCACCACCTGATCCGCAGCAGCGCGAAGGGCGGCGGCAACACCGCAAAGTTCTGCTGTTGTCACTTCCCATTCCGAGTGATTTAAAAAGGCGGACCATACTGCCTGTGCAGCGGGTGAAAGTTCAGTCATAAGGCATTTCTTCCATGTAAAGGTTGTTGATCCACTTAATCACGTTGTTAAGTGCTGGATAGTTACGCTTAAAAGATTCAGCCGCTTGAACATTTAGAGAGCTGACTCCATTCTCCAGATCACTTTGAAGCGCATCATCAAGCCTGTCGCAGATCTGTTCCAACAACAGTTGACGGGGAGTGATTTCAATCATAGGAAGAGAGGTTGATCGGACTACTTGCCCCAGCGGGCGAGAACAGCGCGGGCAAAACAATGTTGCTGAGTAGGCCAAGGGCCTTGATCTTGACTCGCAGACCAAGACCAAAGATCACTCAGCTCTTCATCCGTTGG